TATTGCCGGTATTGATTTAGCAGAGTTTTTCTTATCAAAAGGTGGAGTTGATATTGTATGTGCATCTAACACAACAGAACAAGCGAACATCTTATTTGAAGAGATTAATAACATGAGAGAACAATCAAAAGCTCTATCAAATGAAAAAAGAAGTAAAAAGAACATCTTTCATATCTACTCACCAAAGACTAAGAACAAGATAAAGAAGTTATCAGCTCAATCAAGAAACAAAGATGGTTATAACATTGAAGTTGGTTGTATTGATGAGGTACATGAAATGACGGATTCAAAGGTCTATGATGCGATTAAACAAAGCCAATCAACTAAATCAGAACCACTTATATTTATCATAACCACTGAAGGAAACACTGTCGGTGGTTTTTTAGATAATAAGCTAGATTATGTAAGAAGAATGATCAAGGGTGAGATCCAAGATGAAAGAGTGCTGCCCTGGTTATATACGCAAGATTCAGTTGATGAAATCTATCAAGATAAAAGAACATGGCAAAAATCTAATCCAAGCATAGGTTCAATTAAAACATATTCTTACCTAGAAGATTTAATGAACAAATCAAAGCACGATCTTGGAACAAGAGTAACGATGCTATCAAAGGATTTTAATATTAAACAATTAGAACAAGGCTCATGGCTAACCTTCGATGATTTGAATAATGATGAAACCTTTAGTATTGAAGATTTAAAAGATAGTTATGCAATTGGTGGTGTTGACCTTTCAAGCACAACGGACTTAACGGCCGCAGTTCTATTACTAATGAAAGGTGATAAAAAATTTGTTGTTACTCAGTTTTTTATGCCAAGCGATGTTATTTTAAAGCGTAAGGAAGAGGACAACGTACCTTATGATATTTGGGTTCAAAAAGGTCTAATTACTGTAACCGATGGAAGTCAGAATGATTTTTCACTAGTAACCCAGTGGTTTATGAATATGATAAGGACATATAATATTAGACCACTTTGGGTAGGATACGATCCATGGAATAGTCTTTATTGGATTAAGGAAATGGAGGAGCTAGGTTTTAATATGGAAAAAGTCAGACAGGGTGTTTATTCTTTATCAGAACCAATGAAACAACTTGAAGCCGACTTAAAAAATAACAAAGTTATCTATAACAACAATCCAATTCTAAAATGGTGTTTATCAAATACACAAGCAAAAGTAGATGTTAATGGAAACATCCAACCATCGAAATTAAACTCAAGATATAAAAGAATTGATGGAACAGTAGCACTTATAATTGCTTATGCTGTTTTAAATAGATATAAGTTGGATTTTGAAAATATGATTTAATCAAGGAGGTCGCTATGGCCATATTTAAAAGAAAGAAAAAACAAGGCACAGAACAGCCCTTCAAATTTATAAGCGAACTTAATATTCCACAAGTTTCATTTGGAACAAACATCTCAAAATCTGATGTAGTAAAGATTGCTATTGATAGAATTGCAAGCCAATGCGCCAAACTAAAACCTAGACATATTAAAAACGAAAACGATAAGACAGTGACCGATAAAACCGGAAAGCTGTCTTTTATTTTAAAGCACAAGCCAAATGAGGTAATGACACCTTATCAGTTTATCTATAAAGTAATTACAAAACTTTTTATAGATGATAATTCATTTGTTTATCCGATGTTTGATGATGGTGAACTTAAAGGTTTGTATCCACTTAATCCAATCATGGTAGAACCAATTGTTGATGGAGGTAATAATTACTATTTAAGATTTCAGTTTGAAAACAAAGAAACATTTATTATTCCATATGAGAATATCATTCATTTAAAAAGGTTTTATCACGATAACGATATCTTTGGTGGAAGTGGGCATAAGGGAGACCAAGAAGCATTACTTAAAGCAATCAACATTAATGAAAATGTGCTTCAAGGGGTAGAAAACGCACTAAGAAGTTCAATGCAAATTAAAGGACTTCTTAAGATGAATGCAATGTTAAATGAAACGGATAAGAATAAACAACTAACTTCATTTAATGAAACCTTAAGAGAATCTATAAAAAATAAGGGAAGTTCAATAATCCCTATTGATTTAAAAAGTGAGTATATTCCACTTAATGTAGATCCAAAGTTAATAGATAAAGAAACACTAGAATTCTTAAATGATAAGATATTAAACTACTTCGGTGTTTCATCACCAATCTTTAGTTCAAATTATAGTGAAGATGAGTTCAATTCATTTTATGAACAAACCATAGAGCCTTTAGCCATTCAGTTGTCTGAGGCTTTTTCTTTAGGACTTCTTACTGATAATGAAATCAAAAGAGGTGAGCAAGTTGTCTTTTATAGCGAAAGACTACAATATGCATCCTGGAACACCAAAGTAACAGCAATTGAAAAGTTAATGGGACTTGGAATTATGAGCCTAAATGAATCAAGAGCTCTACTTGGATTAGAGCCAGTTGAAAATGGTGATAAAAGATTACAATCACTAAATTATGTAGATGCTTTAAAAGCTAATCAATATCAAGTTGGAGAAAGTGAGGATTTAAATAATGAAGGTAACGATTAATGGCAAGGTAACCAAAGAGGCAATAGCATCAATTTTAGCAGAACAAAAAGAGAAAACTAAAATCATTGATGAATATTGTAAAAAAGAAAAGCTCGAGAACATTTACTATAAAGATGCAGAGCTTGAGTATGAATATACAAAAGAAGTAACAATTAAGAAAAAAGAGGTGGAAACCAGATGATTAAAAAAGAAACAAGACTTGCAGAAGTTGAACTTAGAGAAGAAGATGAAAAGATGATTTTGGAAGGTTATGCGATTCTTTATAATGAGGAAACCTTAATCGGAACAAGAGAGTATGGTTTCATTGAAAGCATTGATCCAAATGCACTAAGTGAAGATGCGATTAAAGATGTGCCAATGAAATATAACCATATGGACTCATTCTTAATCATCGCAAGAACTAAAAATAAATCTTTAGAACTTACTACAGATGAAAAGGGACTAAAAGTTAGAGCTGAACTATTAGATACTCAGCATAATAAAGACATTTATAAAATGGTAAAATCAGGGCTTTTAGAAAAGATGAGTTTTGCTTTTACAGTTAAAGAACAAGAGTGGGATCATGAAGGTGAAATTCCAAAAAGACGAATCACCAAAATTGATAGACTCTATGATGTATCAATCGTTGATATTCCAGCTTATGACAACACTTCAATTTATGCTCGTTCTTTAGAGTCTATGGATTTAGAACTAAAGACTATGGAATTAGAAAAGAGAAAAATTGATGAGGCGTTATTAAGGAAAAGAATAGATTTAAAAATAAAAATTGGAGGAACTAAAGCATGAATTTAGAAAAAAGAAAACAAGAAATTAAGGTCAGATTAAATGAAATCAAAGGCCTAACAGGTGTTGAAGCAACACTTGAAGTATTAGAAGAATTAGAAAAAGAAGTCGATGAATTAAAAGAAGAAGAGGAAACAATCGATAGAAAGCTTGCTATTCAAAGAAAAGCTGTCATCAATCCAATTCAAATTGAAAGAACTGAGCAAGTTAATAAAGAGGAACTTGAAAAACGTGGTAAAGCTTTAAAAGAAGCTAGAGTAATTCAAGTATCAAGTGAAGAGATTTTACTTCCTGAACACACTGCACCAAACATTGCTGCATATCCATTCGCTCAAGTTTCAAGTTTAGTTGATCGTGTTAAAGTTGTGAATTTAAATGGTGGTGAGACTTATAAGAAATCATTTATTAAAGGTAATGGTATCGCGGGTCTTACAGGCGAAGGTCAGCCTTATAGTGAAACAGAACCAGACTTTGGTTATTTAACAATTACTAAAGTTAAAGTTACTGCATACACTGAGATTACTGAAGAGTTAGAAAAACTACCAAGCTTACCTTATCAAGCAGAAGTTATTAAAAACATTAACATCGCTTTAAAGAAAAAAATAAGTGAACAAATCTTAAAAGGACCAGGAACATCAAATACATTCACTGGTATCTTTAGTGACCAGGCAGTAGCACTTGCAGATAGTACCCCACTTGAAATCTCAGCTATCACTGACTCAACATTAGATGATATAATCTTTGCTTATGGTGGAGATGAAGAGATCGAAGGCGGAGCTTATTTAATCTTAAATAAAAATGATTTAAGAGCATTTGCAGGACTTAGAACTCCAGAGGGTAGAAAGGTCCATACAATCGACTATATCAATAGTACAATTGATGGTATTCCATATATTATTAATTCGCATTGTAAAGCCTTAACTGATAGTAAAACAAATGAAGGCGACTATGTAATGGCTTATGGTGGATTACATAACTATGAGGTACCTATTTTCTCACCAGTTGAGATTGGTAAGTCAACTGATTATAAATTTAAAGATGGGATTATTTCTTACAAAGCATCAGTGTTCACTGGTGGTAACGTTGTAGGTTATAACGGTTTCTTAAGAATTAAGAAAAAAGCCTAAGAGGTGTTTATAAATGGGACTACTTGAGAATGTGAAAAAATCACTGCTTATTCCTCTAGAGGAAACTTACGCAGATGATGAACTAAATAGTTACATAGAAGCGTGCATTGCTTTAATTTTATCAACAGGCGTGGATCCAGAGAATATTGAAGATAACCCCCTAACAAAATCTTTAGTATTAATTTACTGTAAAACATTCTTTGGGTTTAAAACAGATGGTTCAGTTAAAGAGTTACCGAGAAGTTTTGATATGCTTTTGTTACAACTTGCACTATCAAAGGGTGATACTAATGTTCCCAAGTAGTCCTAATATAAAACTTGAGTTGTTAAAACTAGAATCTGTTAAAGATAACATAGGAAACAACAAGCTCTCACTAATAAGTAAAAAACAAGTTATAGGAATTAAAAAGCAAGTAACCTCAAAAGAATACTACGAAAGTAAAAAGCAAGAATATAAGGTAGATTTATCTCTTAAAATTCAAAGTTTCTTATATGACAGTAGTAAATATGTTGTGGTTGATGGTGTTATTTATTCAGTTGAAAGAACCTATCTTGCAGGGCAGTTTTTAGAACTATACTTAGTTGAATCAAAACTAAAGGTAAGTGATATCAATGGCTACGCTTGATAACCTAGCTGAATTGATAATGGATGAAGTTAGTAGTTATACTGATGAAGTTATAAAAGCACTTGAAGCAAAGCTTGATGAGACAGCTGACAAAATACTTGAATACATTAAAAGCAATGCACCAAGAAGCGGACAAAAGAATGGTCTTGCTGATGATTTTGTTAAAGCAGATGTTGGTAGTGGAGTTAATAAAACGATTGTTATATATGGGAAAGAAAAAGGTATGCTTGTCCATTTGATTGAATTTGGATTTATGCATAGAAGCGGAAAGTATGTAAATCCTAGACCGTTTCTTAGACCAGCATATGATGCGTTTACTCCTAAAATGTTAGAGGATATAAAGGTGATCATACGTGGTAAATAATCTTGAATATATTTATACAATCTTAAATGAAGTTCTACCTAATAATGTTTATTACGCTGTTTCAATAAAAGACAACATTGAATTACCAATTATTGTTTATCAGGAGCTTAACAAAAGAGGTAAAACTTATGCTGACGATTCATACCTATTAAAAGAATTAACAATTCAAATAACTTTAATAACACCTAACAAAAACATTCAATTAGAAAAAATGCTAGAAAACAAACTTAAATTATATGACATTGAGTTTCAAATGATTAGTGAGTTTTACATAGCAGAAAATGGATTATATCGTATTTATGAAATAAAAATGGAGGAATCAAAATATGAGCAATAAAGTAACATTCGGACTTAAAAATGTGCACTATGCTGTAGCAACTCCTGGTGAAGATGACACTTGGACATATGGCGAACCAAAGAAGCTAACAGGAGCGCAAGAATTAACAGCTGAAGTTATCGCTGGCAAAACTGATGTTTATGCTGATGATAGAATTTTGGCAACACTTGTTTCTAACTCAGGATCCAACATTACTCTAAAATTAACTGAAATTGATGACGATTTTAAAGTGGCAGTGTTAGGATATGAAAAAGATACAAATAACAACTTAATTGAAGTAGTAAATCATCGTAATAAGACTTTTGCACTTGGATATGAAATTCAAGGAGACGCTAAAGCAAGACGAATTTGGTATTTCTTATGTACAGCTTCACCAGTAAGTGATGCAACAAAAACAAAAGCAGAAAGCATCGAACCAAACTCTGTGACACTTAATATTACTGCAAGATCAATTGAAGTAGGTAATTTATCGGTAATTAGAACAATTGCTAAATTTGGAGATGCTAACTATAATAACTTCTTTACAAGTGGTCCTTCTGTTGGAACTATAGGTACTTAATATGGAAAAGACAGTTAAATTAAATGGCGAGGATATTAGACTTAAGTCCTCGCTTTTTACTATTATCGAATATCGTAGTACATTTGGTACTGAGTTATTTAGTGATGTAACTAAACTTGAAAGCAGTGAAAAAGAAGGAAATGTATCAGAAGTTTTAGAAGTGATATTTAAAATTGTTTATGTCCTTCACAAACCTTTCACTAAGAAAAGCTATGAAGAGTTTTTACAGGGCATTGATTTTACATTGCTTTCAGATGTTGGTGAACTTGAAAATATTTCACATACCATTGCAGAATTACTAGGCGGAAGTGTAAACAACGAAAGCCCAAAATAGAATCTCAAGGTGAGCACGTCACAGCAAATATAATTTATAATTTGGCTCATCTTGGGATATCCCTAAAAGATGCAAGATATATCGATATTGATGTTTATGTAGAATTAATAAATTTAGAACTAAAAACAATGTCAAATGAACCTGAGTCAAGAAGAGCTACTCAAAAAGATATTGATCTATTTTTGTTATAGATTAGGAGGTGAGTGTTAATGGCAGAAACAGTTAAAGGTATCAACATAAAACTTAGCTTAGATGGTAA